AGAAGGCCGCGGCCAAGAAGGCCGCTCCCAAGAAGAAGAAGTGAAGTAGTTCTTAACCCTGAAGAAGTTTCTTCAGACCGTTGAACATTTCCTGAACTGCCCCAACCGTCTCGGCGCTGATCGTGATGGTTTCCACTTTGTCATCCCATGACAAAGCGAGGCACCCGCTCTTCGGAATGGGGAACGCCTTAGCAACCTCTTGGGGGGCTTCCTGCTTAAGACCAACGTCTTGCAGGCCCCCCAAGAGTGCGCTGATCAACTCTTCCTTCGTGGCTGACCTCTCGTAGTCCAAGCCCAAGAGTTTGACCTGACGGCGAAGAGCCGCAATCGGTTGCGTACGCAACTCATCCTCGGAGAACTTGTCAATCTCCTTATCCTCCGGGGCATCCTCTTCGGGTGCTTCCGGAGCAGGCGCCGGGGTCTCAGGGTCAACCACATCAATCGGGGCGAGGGCGTTGGTCAGATCAAGCAGGCGCATACCGTATGCGTGCGCTTGCAGGATGGCGCTCTCCGTGGCTACCTCGTCATCCCACAACACGAGGATGGTGTCGCCACCAAGGTCATGGGTTGCCCGTACGGTGGCGTCCATCGGGTCTTCTGACTGATGGTGCTCCAGCGCTGTTTTGACCAGCGACTTGGGGGCGCCGTTCCCGACGATGTGGTACGGGTGGTCAAAGTCAATGATGGCGGTGTACACACGGTCCATGCTGTCGCTGGGCTTCCCGCCGTACCACGGGAGAACGAAGTCGTTGTTGTCAACGAACTCGTTCAGGCTGTCTTCAATGATGTTGGCGGTGGCGCGACCGTTGCCGATAACGCCAATAACACCTCGGCTGGCTTTGGGCATTTTGTTCTCCTATTTGAGCGACCGGCGCAGGGACAGATCACCAGTAAGGGTGACCAGTCGCAACACCGACTGGGTGGCACCGGCGATTGTAGCCATCGCCAATCCTGAAAGCAATACATTGTTTTCGGATAGCCACCACGACGCACCAATGCCAAGAACGACGCCGACGAGGACGGTAACCCACGCACTCAACTCCTTTGGAATGAGCGTGGTTAAAACATGTATGGCTTTGTAAACCGCTAGGCCACCAATAATGATCATAGAGACAGCGTACCCGAATACCCGGGTATGCGGTCAAACCTCAAATTGGTTAGGGCAGTAGTTTGCTCTGTTACCGGAACGATATATTCCATGAGCCTCTTCACAGTCTCAACCGTTCGGCGGTAGTCAGAGGTGTAATAAGAGAAATTAGAGTGCTGTGAACTGTCACCCCAGCGGTGGTCGGCGTTGGCGCCACCGCCACCACTACCTACGCCGAGCCAACCACCCTGCTCCGTGTCGCCATCAAAGTACGCCCCCGGGGCATACGGCTCAAGAAGAGGGCGTGACACCTTCAGGGACAGGTTGGATGCAGAGACATTGGCGGTCAAGGCAATGTGGTACACGTTGGCCGATTCCGGATAGGTGTTAGCCGTGCTCGGGATTACAATCTGCCAGTACTTTCGTTTACCTCCGCTAGACAGGTTTTCACTCCTGTACACGGTGGACTGCGTAACGAGCGTTATTTCTGCGTTGTCAAGACGCACTTGAACAGCCGAAATATTGTCGTTTATATCATCTATAGAAAAGTAGTACTCCACGCCCCGCTTTAGTGGCGTATACCTCTTACCGTTAGTGGTGTGCGTTACGTCTGTACTCAGAGTTAGCGTAGACGACGCGCTGGTGCTTATCGTTGCAACCTTGTCGGCTACGGATGTCCCTGTAATAGAGGACCCCGCGACTCTCCAGTAAGAAGTGGTGTTACTGCTCTCTGACAAAGTGCTTATCCCGTTAACAAACTGCGGGTCGCGCACAAGGTTAAGACGCTGGGAATAAACGTCAATGTAGTAGGGGTACCTATTTTGTGTCTTCAACACAATTGGAACAAAATGCAAAGGGTTGTTGTTGTATCTAGACGCAACCCAAATATGTAAGTACATATCTGAGGTCGTTGTTGAGCCGTTACCCACAACCCCAAAGTCAACAGGCACTGACCACGCATTTGCTTGCCCGTCCGTTACTGAGGACACGAACCCCTCCAATGATGTGCTTGCCCCCGTGGTGAGGCTGTATGACACTGCCGAAGCCGCGGTCACGCTACTCAGTACAGCCGCGCCAATAACACTTGCGCCGTTACTGGGTGTTGCTCCGTAAACAGCCCCGTACTCCATGTACAAACGGCTGGCTTGGCTAACATTCGTTATCTTTGTTTTCAAACATCCTACGTACACGCCGGTGTTGACCGATGCGGCGCCAGACGTAATGCGTACAGCCGTGTTATTCTCGCATAGTGCTTTACCGTAATAGGTAGAAGAGGCGGCAACTGCTTGAGACGATGCCCCGCCACCAAGGTCTTGCACTTCCATGAGCCACTGATCCGTCGTGGGTACCTGAGTTGGGGAAGTCGTTGTAGCAAGGCTGGAGATAGCGTGTTGCGTAGCAGTAAACAAATCCGGGTTACTAAATTTTATTTCTGTGTCACTACCTGCCAAAGCCGTTATATATTCCTCAATACCTGTGATCAGCCCCTCGTTTTCTGTCAAATACCTAAAGTTGGAAATCAAATCCCGAAGGCGGGCTGGGCCAAGGTCCACAGTTTCAATCGGCAGACCGACTTCCTTAGCCAGTTGCTCCAACATTTCACTGTTCGCAACGTACGGGTCTTTCTGCCTAATTACGTAGTCAATAGTTGTCTTTAAAACGTCAATATCCCAACCAAACACATCCAGCATGCGCCGCAGTGGTCCTGACACAACGAGGTCGGTAGGGAGGACCGAGATGTGCTCACTGTTGATATTGGTAAGACCAAGTTGGTCATCCAACAGGCGGTAATGCAGTGGAACACGGCGATACAGGGACGCTAATGAATTGTAATTTTTAACTACCAACGTCTCTGTTGAGGCTAAGCGCTCGTACCATGAGCGCGTGCCGGTTGCTTGGTACTTAACAAACAGCGAGTAGTACGCCCATGTACCACCAGCGAGCCCATCATGGGTAAATGAAGAAACTGTGTTTGCGTTTGTAATCGTGACAAGCACCTGCCCATCCAAATAGGTTTGGGGTGGGCCATACGCGGAATAAACAAGAATCAATTCTGTGGCGCTAGGTGTGGCACTGACGACACTTGACAAGGCACTGGTGATGCCCCACTCCACTAACACTTCTCCGTAATTAGTCGGGGTAGCCGACAGGAATGATGCTGAACCGATGGTTACCGGGGGAAGGGTGTACCCATCAGCCTTAAATGCTGATGAATCGTCCGTGCCGATATTGGCGGTCCCCGGCTGTAGGAATGAGCCAGAGGTACTGGCGGTGGTACCTAGATTACTTTTAAAGACAAATGCTTTCTTTGCCATTAGACTGCTGAGACTCCCCCTGAGGCGGTGATGGTTACAACACCAAGTTTTGGCAAAGACGTTGCCCCAACCGTAATCTTGCCACTGTTATCAATGGTGGTCGTACCCCCGCTGGTGGTTGTGAAGCCCTTGACTATCAAGTAATCCACGCCAGCAACAGCCATGGCGGTACGATAAACCTCTCCGATATTTACAACTTGACCAAAAGAGACAGAAGTAAACGCAAAAAGGTTTTCTACCGCGTTTTTAACATCCGCAACAACGACAGACTGTACGTAATTTGACTTTACGTACAGATCAAAGTACACATAAATCTTAGTGAAGGTTACGGAAGAGGGAACGCTAATCAGGGTAACCCCAAGAAGGGCGTTATCTAGAAGTTCCCGAGCAACTCGGTCACGCAAGTCGGTGCTAATGCTGACTGACGCCGCTCCATCAGTTAGGTAGGCTGTCTGATCTGGGACTACCGTGGCGGTGATAGACGCTCCGCTGGACGAGGACCCCGTGTAGGAGACAGTGGCCTTAGATACACCCTGCGTAGCAAGAGCCAAGTCCCTGAAGTCCGACAGGGTGGTGGCGCCACTCCTAGTACGCAGTGCACCCGGAATGGCCCGCTTGATACTGTCAATACTTTCAAAGTCCAAGCCACCGGCCGCGGGCGAGACGTTAGTAATGGTTGTTATTGTGGGAAGTGACGACGTAGCAAGACGGGTGATCGTATTGCTACCCACATTCCCCAGTGAACCATCTGAATACCCATACGTCGCGGTTATTTGCGCGTTAATCGGTGGAATGCGCCCATTCAATCCATTACCAAATACTACTTGCGCTATTTGGTTAGAATCTATATAAACTGAGAATACTGAGTCGTCTGGTCCGTAACTTACAAGGGTGTTTACCCGCGACCATTCTTTTGTTGCGCCCCCAGCGCCCTCAGCGACAAACACTCGTACCGTGGTGGGGTCAACGCTCGTACGATAAATGTTGAACCGTTGCCCAAAGGTACCGTCGCTACTGGTACGGGTGGAGTCGGTGGAGGAAGTCAGGCTTTCGCTACTGACTAGTGTGCCTTGGCGCACACTCAATGACCCAGTGCTATTACCGGAGATAGATAGCGCTTCCTCATTGTAAAAGTACTGCCCCGTTGTAGATATGAACTTGGTGTTGGCCGGGACAGTAACGGAAGATGCCCCCGTATTGGTCAGGCTTAACGTGGCAGTTGCAGAACGCTGGTAATTAGGCGTGTAGCCATAAAGGTTAGCCAGAGCCAAGACGCTCTCGCGCTGGGTCGCGGTGCCCAAAAAGGCTTCTGTGGATGCGCGGTCAATGTAGTAATGAAGTGTGTCAGCGGTGTACGCCCACAGGTCAATCAATGTGGACATAAAGTCCGAAGGGTCGTCCCCCACCCATTCAGGAATAGAGCGGGAGGCGCGGGCCGACAGCGCTTCACGAACGCTACTGTAGTCTCTTGCCGTGTAATCAAAATTAGCCATAGGTTTCCTCGTTCAAAATGTCGCTAACAGTAAGTGTAACACTGGATTTCTGCGACGGATTTATAGAATAATAAACAGTTACGTAAATCGTGGAGCCCTCTTCTTCTCCACGAGACCCATCCCCCTCGGCAATCACGATGTCGTTAATACGTACACCCGACACGGCCTCACGGAGTTCTACTAGGGCGTCTTGTTTAAAGTCCTCCCAGATCAGGGGGTCAACAGGCTCATACAAAAAGGTATAAGTACCAAGACCGTACCGAGGGCGCATTGGCCGCTCAGTTTTGGTTACCGCAAGCACATCAATGATTTTTTGTTTAATAATTTCATCAAAATCAGAAGTAGTTGCAACTTTTCCATTATTAAATTGAAATGGCAAATAGATTGATCTCATAACTCATCCTTATCTATTTCTCTGTATGTTTGATACATGCTAAACGAAAAGAATGAAGACAACAAAACAAATGCTATTAAAGTAATTTTAATAACTTTTTTATACATAAATGTCCTTAAGTTGAGTTGTAGAACACCAAGAGCCGTTAAGAAACGCTGGTCGCGGAATAACTGGTATTTGCGATTTAATTGACATATATGGCTCTTCTTCATTCGTGTCATTACTGGCGATAGACATCTTTGTAAAGAACTCATCCCTAGTAACTGTGTGAGTTACCGACTTAACGTACCAGAAGCCATCAAATGTTGAATCAAACTCAGACACGGAGACAACACCACCGGGCAGGGCACCGGCTGTACCAGTTAACTCCACAGAAGCAAGTAGCGTGTTGACACCACGGCTACGGGCTTTAATCGTATGGTCAATCATTAGAGCCGATGTGCCGTTCACGCTGATTTGGTCTGTTACGTCCAGTGTTACTTCTTTTCCAAAACCCGTGTGCTCGTCAAATGGCAGACCGGAGTGTACTAACCCCTGATTGTCTACACTCACCGCCGTCAAAGTGTGGGACGTTCGGGGGTTGACCGTATCGCCAAAGGAACCGTGTAAAGACAAAATTGTTGCGGGCGTGGTTTGTGTCTCCATGTTTAACCCACGGACGTTACGCAGTTTGTGATACGAGATGCCACGACCAAGGGCCCGCATCGGGTTCCAAAAATGTAGATGTGTACCGTGCAGTGAAAAGGACATACCGTACAGTTGCGCCAACTTATTCAAAAATTGCCAGTCCGACTCCTCAGTTTGCACAATACGGTCGTACACAAAAGGGTCTTGCTCGCACGAAAAACTGACCCGGTGCTCGTCTGCAATAGTACTTACGATTTGGTCAAGAGTTTGACCCTGCCAGACGCGATTCTTTTTTGCTCGCATAGCATAGGAAGCGCCCATGCAGATAAGGGTTACTTCTTGAAATAGACTTCCGTTTACAATGCCATCCTTGTTTCGGAAGACGGGGTCTACTGAGGCGACGTACCCACAAAACTCATGGTTGTTAACACCAAAGTCAAGGAACCCATACACAGGTTTACCAATGTATTCAGTGATTACACTCGGGGGCACTCCGGCAATGACTATCTTCAGCATGTCATGCCTATTCTCTTCAAGCGCCAGTTCTACCTGCACAATGGATGTGTTCCGTGAAGGGACGTTGTGCACCACAATGTCAGTTATGGGTGAAATGGGGCTTGAAGACTTAAAGATCATTTTGCGGGGATTCTTAGCGTAGTTCCAACAGGAATCTCATCTGGGAATGGCACATGGGGATTGAGGTCAGCGATCTCCCAGAACCTTTCTGGGTCTTGAAAGACTCGGTGCGCGATTAAATCAAAACTGTCCCCGTCTTTTGTTGTGTACGTATAGTATTTTTTATTGTTAAAGTATTTCCTTCTTGCTTCGTAAGTACCGTCTTGAGAGACTGTTTTTATGTATCGTGATGTTGTTTGAACGTAAGCCATTATTTCGCCTGACTCGGGTCTATTTTAAATACAAATCCTGATTTATCTTTAGCAAATACAGTTTTTATTCCGGACTGCTCTATATATAAAACACTTGGGCGACTGCTTGTTTTAGATGAGAACAGTTTTACTTCCAAATAAAGACCATACTCAACAAAAAGTTTAGTATTTTTAGCCGCATCTGTTATTGATGAGTACGATGGAAGACTTAAATACAGATTGTCAGCCTCTTTTTCAGCGATTGTTTCCCGATTGGCTTTTGCGTTTTCCCACACTATGTTATTGACGTTGTCGTAGGCGCTATCTTCTGTGGGGTTAAGGCCCGGAGTATCATCACCACCACCATATCTCGCTAATCGCCTCCACGACGCCGCGTCGGTGATAGTTGCATTAACGCCCACTACATTCAGTAGTTTTACATCTTTTTGAATGCCGTTTGCGTCGGGCACTCCACCTGAAATACCAAGTGGTTGATACGAACGTGTGATGTTACTAGAAAAAGCGGCGGCTTTTTCTGCTTCATTAGCATACGCACGCCAAACTTTGACGTAGGGCTTATGGCTAATTGATATTGAGTATCTACCGTTATTGAACTCCCTGTATATTTGTGCTTGTTCAGGATCACCGACAAAACCACAACGAAATAAAAAAGTGTTGTAGTGCATTATGTCAACATACTTTTTATCGTATGTATCCCAACGACTACTGTGATCATCTGCATCAGTACCATGTAATGATATTTGATATTGAGGTAACTTTTTGACTATATCAACCAAGTATCTATATTCCTCAGTGTCCCCTACCACGCTAGTTGGCGGTAACGCACCACCAGCAGAGGGGTTTGGCACCATACTACTAAGCGCGTCAGTTAAATACGTGCGCTGTCGTGCAAAGCCAATGTATTTAGCCTCAACAGTCAAGTTAATCGCGCACATAGTTGGAACTAAGTTTTCACTGAACTTTGAAAACTGTACGGCCGAACCCGTAATAAAACCATCAACCATAAATAGTGACGAGAAAACAATACGTATTGGCGTGCTAATTAAAAATGCGCTGTTACCAAAAACTTTACCTAGTGCCTCCGCGGCGTCAGCCTCAGTTAAAGGCGCAGATACTGAACCGCCAGTAGTGTCTGACGCTTCCCATGTGGAACTAATTGCTTGAATTTTAGCCAACGCTTCCACGGTGTCTTGAGATACACCTTGACCGATAACTGTGTCAAGAACCGATAAATCTGACAAAACACCAAACTGCTGAGGATTGGATGTAATGAAATCAAGTGATACATTTTCTGCGTTAGCAGGTGATGACACTGTTGTGTTTTGGTTTACTTCCGCCTCACGATTTAAGAAAATATCAAATGAAAATGTTGAGTTTCCCGGCGTGGCTACAGAAAACTGCTGTGCGTCCTGAAGCAAGGGCATCATCATCCCACTGGACACTGACACGCTTCGCATGATGCGTTCCGGATTAAATTGAAAAAAGAACCTACGGTTTGGTAAAACACCAGTAAGTCCGGGCACTTCAGTCAACAGCGACCGAATGAACCCCCGTTGAATTACCTTGTCGGGCCCACCCCCAAGGTTTTTACGAACCTTTTTGGGGTACAAGAATTCAGGATTATCTACGCTCGTCCGGGCTAGACCACCCGTTGGCGCACCGGTTACACCTCCGGGCAACCCATACCACTGGTTTGTAGAATACGAATTACCCATTATGCGCTCCTCAACTCTCGCAACCGCATTTCATTTTCAATAATGCGGGTTACTTCTCTAGCAATAATCTGTGCGTCAACTTGAGTGTTGCCGCTACCCATAAGATTGATTACAGGAGAAATATTAAATGTCGTACCGCCCGTGAAAGATGTAGTACTGGTGCCCATGCTGGGCGCTGACGGTGCCATACCGTCGCCTGTCTCGCTGATTCCTCGGGACTTGAGCACCGACCGAGTGGCGGTTGTCCCTCCCCAATTTGCGTACATTCTTTCTATGGCCTCAGCCACTTGGTACGGGTTTTTGCCCCCTCTGAGTGCATTAAGCACGCCCTTGGCGTGGTTCTGCATGTGGTACACGTTCATCCGCATACCTTGCTCATAGTTTGCGAAGTTCTTGACCCCAGTACTGTTGAAGTCACTCCACTGGCCTAGGGACTCCGCCCCGTCGCGTGGTTTGGACACCACGGCAAGGGGGTTAAAGGATGCACGAGTCCCCTCAGCCTTGATCCACGCAGACATCAATTCAAGGTTGGCTGTTGTTACGGGGGCTCCCACTCGGCGCAAAAAGTCTGCTGACCATTGAGCAATATCCACATTGCTCTTCGCCATACCGCCATTGCGGAAATCAGCGGGTACGTCAAACCGAGATTGAGTGATGTTCCGTCGTTTAGCAACAACCCTACCTCCGCCAGAGGAACTGGACATGCCTGATGCGCCCATCATGCGGAATGAACGTATTGCTTCGGACATAGTCATGCCCTTAAGCGCAAACAGGGAAGCGTCTGTTCCGGAACCACCGCTACTGGAGTGCTCAGCGTTTTTACCGCTACCACCGGGGGTAAAAGCGCGTGCCCCCACAGGGATACCCCACGGCGCTCCAGCGGCTTCGTACTGCCTGCGAGAATTCGGCAATTCAGACGGTTGAACGTGCCAAGGCTCGTCGTTTACGTTGGCGAAATGCTTAAGACCAAACCGCTCAGCGTTAGCCTTAATCCACTCCATGTCACCAGTGAGGTCAGCGGCCAACCCAATTTCATGCATTGAGCGTCCCGGAGGGGCGGCGTCTGCCCCACGCACTTTCTTCCAGTACTTACCGTCCCAGAAAATGTCAGTAGGTTCAGCGCTTTCTGCGTACCGTGACCGGAACATGGACTCTTGTTGTGCGGAATCTCGGTATCCGTTGTCAAACCCAACCCGACCACCAGATGCCTGTATGAGTTTAAGAACCCGCTCTTTCATTGTTGGGTGAAGTCTGGAGAACGACTGTTGTGAAGTAACTTTTTGAAGTGTTGTGGTACCCGTAGCGTTAGTTGACGGGGTGCCTGTCCGTGACCCACTGCCTGCCGCTCCGTCACCTGCGGGACCCATGGCAGTTCCAGCGGCAGTAGCGACCGCTCCAGCAACCATTAGGGGTGCTCCAAAAGCCGCCCCGGCGCCAGTGAGGCTCAGGGCCGCTCCCGCCATTGACATTAGAGGGCCAACACCCTTAAGGACGCTTCCGAGTACATTTCGTGCACTTTTTGTTTCAATACCCTTACCGACTATGCCTGACAAGCGGTCTTCTAGACGACCAAACATCTTCTCAAGGCTTTGGGTTCTTTGCTCTAGTTTGGCAAAGTTGTCTTGCTGTCTTCCATAAAAGTCTTCTTCGCGGTTCACTTTAACGCGGGTGGTCTCTTCCATCTGCGTAGCGAAGTTCTGCTCAATACCCATGAGTTCACGCTGGCGCTGGTTGGACGGGTCATACATACCAGCACCCGGTTGCTTGGCTTGGTATTGCTTGTTTGCCATGGCGTACTGAATAACCAAGTCTTGTGTCTTTTGGTCAATACCCATATCGGCTAGCCGCATTCGGGTGTTACTACCCTGCTGGAGCGCTGACTCAGGGTTACGAAGCCCAGTAAGTCCGGAGGCGCGAGCGAGGTGCTGTAGGAGTTCTGTACCGGAGCGCTGACCACCACCCGGCTTGTACAAACTCATTCCGGTTGTCATAAACATGCGGTTGGCTACTTGGGCGCTACCCAAGTTGCCCAGCATGCTTGCAACGTCTTCGGTACTGAGGCTGTATCCGGACAGAGTTCGCATACCCTCGGCAAACGACGCTTGATTGCGAGCCAAAATACCCGTGGATGCTTGAAGACCGAGCAACGTGTTTATACCAGTCTCACCCAAACGATAGTTAGTCAATGGTTGACGGTAGGTATTACGAACTTGAGCATTACTCATTCCAGTAATCTGCTGGTACAGGACACTCATCTTGTCGGCTGAAGATGAATAGACATAGCCACGCTCAATGCGTGCGTCCATTGAGCCAGTCAGTCCCCCAAGGAATTGACCAACTGCCATCGCCCCCATAGCAAACCCACTACCGGGCTGGCCTCTGCCGGGGATTGCTTGTCCCCCGTACATACCAATCCCACCGCCACCGAAGCCCCCACCACTCCGTGAAGGGTCCATACTATAATTTGTACGGCTTGATGTATCGTCATCGGGGGAACTGTTATTTAAAGTGGGATGACCGTGGCTACCAGCGGAAACTGGGCTCTTAGCCCCTCCCCCTCCTCTGCGTCGCCCAAGACCCCTACCGGCCCGACCAGCGGCCTTGTCCAGTGCGTCAAGGTCTCGTGCCGCGGCCTTAGCCTCACGGCGTATCTCTCTAGCGGCTCGTGCAAACTCGCCAGCGCCCTTTGCAAATGTAGCAAATCCCTCCATACCACCACGGGCGCGGTCACGGAAGGTACGGGGGCGCTGAACGGGGGCGGTTGCTCCGGGACCAAACGGATCAGCAAACGGGTCGGAAAACGGATCGTTACCCGATCCTGTGATGTTCGGTTCAGCCACTGTTTCCTCCGTTTATTAAGATTGCCATTGGGCAAGTTTGCCCCAGAACTCCCTTTCCCTGACGGGCATGTTCTTCATTTCAGTTAAGGAAAACCCTTTGTAAGCAGTGGCTATCGTGTTGTATTCCCAGTATATACTATCCAGATTAACCGAATAGAAGTGAGACCCAGTCAAACATTAGGGTGATGGTTTCACCGCAATGGCCGCACGGGGCATTCACCTCCCGAGGGGACGGGCCAATCTTGGCATCAAAAATGGTGTTAATGATGGTTGAGCGGTCTGCGACGTTCAGGGTACGCGCCCACTCCTCCTTGTTGGGGACATTAATGACCGCGCACTTGGCGATCATCATCGTGTTTTGTTGCGCGGTATTCTTGTTTGACTTTCCGATATGGGCGCTGTCAATAGCGGTGGGGTGGTTAATCAGCAGTTCTACCCCATTACGGAGAGTAACCGAGAGGGGCTTACGGGCCGACTCGGTGTCACCCTCAATCGGGAAGTCAGCACTCAAGTCAACCAGCAGGTCGTTTGACTTTTGACAATGAGGGCAAATCACCTTGAACTCGCGGTCATTACCGTACGTTGCTTTGATGACGTTCAAGAACAGAAGGTCACGGTCACCAATAATCAACTCGTTAAGGATGTCTGGGTTTTCCTTGATGTTGAGGCTCCCAATAGACACCGTAGTGCGCTTCAGTAGTGCCAGCACGTAATCGGCATAATTGGCGTTCGTTTTAGTTTCCATGTTGGCGAGAAACTCTTCATCTGCGCCAGTCATTTCACGAACTACAGCCGTGTCCAACCACGTATCACCGAGGCTGATACCTCGGATAAGTGTTACCACGGTGTCCGGGGGTTGTGGCATCGTTGGCGCAGGTGTTGCGGCCAACGACTCAAGACTCTTAACTTCTGACATTTAATGCTCCTTATGGGGTACGGATCAGGTCGGATTCCAGTTAATGGTGAATCCTTCGTGGTTGACAGTCATCTGCTGAATCATAATAGAACTATTACCAGCGTTGAGGTCACCCAAAGCATAGCCCGCAGGCCAAGCGTTGTAAATGGTAAAAGACAACTTCTTGTTGCCGGGGACAACATTACGGTTCAACGTGCCGGGGTCAGTGGAATACCCAGCGTTGGTCTCAGTTGCCACAGCGGCAGAGTGCGGGTGGTCATAAACGCTAACAGTAATGTCACAGCGGTAATCGTCCACGCCGGTACTACCGTTATCGTTCGGGGTAGCCTGCGTCCACGAATGCAGGAACTGTTGCCACCGCCACAACTGGTCTTGCTTCTCAAACACACCACGGCTAAAGGTGATCGGACCAAAGTCAGACTGGCCGACCATCTTATGCGGGTGGGTATTCATCCCGCCCTCACGGTACGGGATCATCTCATTACTCACGCTGAGGCCGGAGACAACGGCAAAACCAAGTTTTCCGATGTCCCTTGTAATAGCCCCCAACTTGGTAGAAAAGGGTGCAATCTCCACTGTGAACTTAAAGTCACGCAGAGGGTCGGTACGGATTAACTGAGCCATATTTCTCCTTAGATGCTATTGGCGGCGTCCCCGCCGAGCCACTGGCTGATATTGATAACGATGAACTCTGCGGGGTACAGCAAGGAGACACCAACGCTGATGTTGACGACCCCATCGTCAATCGTGGTGTTCGTGTTATTGGTGCTGTCACAAACCACGAAAAACGCCTCGTCCGGGGTACGGCCCTTGAGACCACCCGCTCCCCAAAAGTCAGACAAGTACTTGTTGATACGCATCGTAAGAGAGTTCCACAGACGATTGTCATTGGGCTCAAACAGTGCCGTCTTGGCGATTTCCGAGACACCAAACTTGACGTAGTTCAAGGAACGGCGCACAGTAACGTACTTGTCAGGGCGGTCCAGTTTCAGGGTGCGGGCACCCTGAACAATAACTCCTGCTCCGGGAACTGCCTTAAAAGTGTTCACACCCGCGGTGTACAGGGTACCTACCTCGGTCTCGGTAAAGGTATTGACCAACCCAAGGGCGTTACGGATTTCAAAACCATAGCCAGCCGGGGCCTTTGCGACAGTGCGCTCGTACTCCATGCGGGCGTACAGTCCTGCGACAGCGCCCCCGGGGTAGGTATTGCGAATCGCGCCAATACCCGTCTTAGCCGGGTCCGTCATCTTCAGCATCGGGTAGTACACCGCACCGTAATTGGTGTTGGTGGTGTAGGCGTTAGTCACTGTCGTGACACCACCAGCGGTCGTGGGCGACGGCGAAGGGTCAATGATCACAAACGAATCCCCACGGTCAGCCGCCAACTGAAGGGCTCCATGCACAATCTCAGTGCGGGACTGACCGACAGCATTGATGAGCAACGGCTCCGGGACATCCAGCAACTTCGTGAACGCAGTCTGGAACGGGGCATCCCAATCAGCAGGCGCCGAGACGGCGGCAGTTCCATCGCTACCCCCAGCAAGAGAGACACTGGCTCCCGTGTTTGAGTACACAAACTGAGCATGGGCATTGACAGAGGCAAAGTTATTCAGGTTGACATAGGCGGAGTAGGTGTTGACAATCGTCGGCGCATAGCGGTTGTTATCGGGGTCCGGGCTCAACTCAGTCCAGAACTCCACCTCAACTCCGTCAACTCGGACAGACAGGTTGAAGGTCGGCAACACCGAGGACGTTGCGCTGACAACACCAGCACTGTTCACGATGCCCAGACGGTTACCAAACACACCCGGGTCAATGGCCGTAGCCCCAAACAGGCGAGCCGAGGCGCTACCCGTGCTGGGCGTAAAGTACATAACCGATCCAGCGGTTGCGGCGGCGGCATTTGCATACGCAACGCGGGAAACGTAGCAATTACGCCCACCGTTTGCGAAGAACTGGTACACGGCGTAGGCCACATCGTTGGTCTGCGAGAGTTCACCGTACTTAGAGGTAAAACCAGACCACGAATCAATCAAAGTAGGGTTCATGGAACCACGGGACAACTTACCGACAAACGCGGCGGTAGAAGTACCAGCGCTACGACGGACGGTGCTCTTAAGAGGAGACTCAGTAACGTAGACTCCGGGACGAGTGTAAGGCATAGTTAATCCTCCAATGGATTAGTTTTGGACAGTTTCGGACAGGTTGGAGTTCGTATCAGAAATACTACTATGAATTTGAGTCGCACGCTTGGACACAACCAAATCATGTGTGGTCATTTCTGCTGACATTTTGAGAGTATATACTTTTCTAAATATTCTTTTTCGGTAGCCTGCCTCCGGGTCAAGGAGGTCGGCTGTAACCCAATCAAGAAGATCAAACCTACGGACAGTGTTATCTGCCGGTACGTCAATGAAGCCCCACCGCATGCGGGCTCGGCTGTGAAGCATCTGGGAGGTCAACTGGCGGTCGTGCATAGCGGAGCGGGTGTACGTAGACACTTGGTACAGGATGTCCACGGGCAAAAACTCGTTACTGGCGACCAGTTGGCTGTCGGAGACATACTGCGTAAAGTCATAATGCTCACTCGGCCAGTACGTCATGGCCGCGGGGCCCGTGATCTGGGCGGATGCCGCGGTGCTAGTGGAGGCATAAATCGTGACCTCAGAATGCTGGCGCTCAAGGGCGTGCACAATGTCTATAGCCTCAATAGTAATAAATGGATAAATTCTCTCGGTCTCGCCCTCGGGGTAACGGAAAAACACCTGCACCGGGCGTGCCCCATTTTTGTCGTCTGACACCGTCATACCTGAAAACCGTGCCTTAACAGCCGCGTCCTCTGCCAGCAGGAATCCCGTGTTCACAGGGATACCTCCAGCGCTGTTTGTTCATATATCTGGTTTAGGTAATCGGGGTTTAGGGACAGTCTCCGAATGACGTACTGCGGAGAACTAATGCCGTCCCCGTACTCAAGTTCTCTAAACTTGTTAATCGTGGGCTCGTCAGCGTCAACAAAGTAGACGAGCACGTAATCGTCGGCGTCAAAGGCCACCCGAAGGTTGGGCCCTATTGACTCCCACCCCGGCAGGGAGGATACGTACTGCTGTACCTGCTTTTCAAATGCGGCAATGTTTGAGTCAAGTTGGCTCCAAAAACCACTTTCCTCGTCAAGTATTTGCCCCACCAAATCAAGCACGGGGAACATCAGGGAGGTTTCTAGCGCGTCCCGTTCCGGCGAGGTTAATGGGTACGAAAAGTCAGGCATCAACACCTCCTCGCGGAACTAGGCAAATAGTGCCGGGGACGCACATCCCTAGCAGTGTTATTTTAGCCCAAATTTGCGAGTGTTGTAGGCCAAGGGTAATTATTTGTGGTGTATGTAGCAGGCCCCACATCATTAACCATTTCCTGAGAAATGTACGTCTCAATACCCTCAACGACAAGCATGACATCGTCCCGGGCGCGGCCTCGGACACGGTAGGACACCACGCTGAAGTACCGACCGTCATACAGGAACATGTCGTTCAGGCGGGGCTGGTACTCCCACGGGGCCGTTACTCCAGCCGCCCGGAAGTCGTCAAGGGAGGCGACAAAGTTGACCAACTGGACGGGCTGGCGACCCTCGGGGATGGCACGCTTCTGGTCCTCGGATTCGGTGATCATGAGCACCGGAACAGTCACGCCAGCCTTGTACCGACGCCCACCAGTGCTGGGGGTACCCTCATCGTAGATATCGTCATACAGGCTGGTGGCGGAGGCGCTGGCGCCCAAGGGGATGAACTCAAACCAAGTAATGGCTTCGCCAGATTGCTTCTGGTAGGAAGCGTAATGCTTCCTAATCATGGACAGTTCGCGCCGGACATCCATGGCTATCAGTAGTACGCGATGTTGGAGAACGAGCCGGTGGGGATAGCGCCGTCTATGAGAACATCCGTACGCAGGTCTTCTTCCTTGGTTTCCTTCTCAATGACACCCGGGTCAATAGTGGGCCACAGGCGCTCGGGCGGGCTGTAGTCGCCAAGTTCTCGGGGCCGGTACAGTGGGATGAGGTAGTTGGTAGTACGAGAGGTACGGCGCAGGGTAAAGACTTCCATGCGGTCCAAGCCGATGTTGAGGGCCGTGGCGTGCTTCTTGTACTCCTCTTCCCATTGCGCCAGCAGGGACTGCACCATACGAAAGCGCTGGCTGGCAGGGATATGGATGGACTCCGAGGTCATCACATCAATGTCTCGGCTGAACTCTGTCATAAGCGCCCAGAGGCACTCTGTGATCGCCGCAATACCAATGGCGTTTACCACCACATCGGCTAGTTCCTCAATTGCCAGATTCATGTTTACGAGGTGCTTAGCAACTGCCTTCTGCGTGTAAAAGTCAAGGTCATCGGGGGTAACCCACTCGTAGTAGTAACCCTCAACCAGTATCGTCAGCGATGACGAGGCCGTTGTAGCCAAGCGTAGGATGCCGTTGCGCGAGTCCAATGCGTAATCCGCAGTCGTCAAAGTGGACGCCGCCGTTCCGGGGCCACCGACTACGGCCACCCACACGGTACTTGGGTCAATGTTGATGTGGCCTAGTTCGTAGGTACGTCCAACAACAGGAAAAGATACTTGAAAGAACTTGGGGAAGTCTCGTAAGTAGTTTCTTGCGATTTTAGAAATATCGGAGATTGTCGCCATGAATCTCTATATTACTACTGATCGCCCGAGCCTGCTCCGGGAATAGAGTCCTGAGCGGGCTGATTTACAGCAGGCTGAGTTTCCCGAAGGCGGTGCACCATAAAACCGCGCTTCAAGATGATCTGCTCTGAGGTCCCGTCCTCAATGGGTTCAATCGGGGTGTCGCTCATGCGTAACGGATAAACCAACGAACACGCAGGCTTTTCGGCAGAATGCTGAAGGAAGTCCCGCTTCCTTGAGACGGTACGGCCCCGGAAGCCGACCCGACTGGTACGCTTACGGTAACGCCACGGTAGGTAGCAATACCAGAGGTGCTGACCACTTCATCAACAACCATTCCGCCGTTTACAGCGGAGAGGCCGTCAGCAATACCATCTCCATTGCTGTCATAGGGGATTACATAGATTGGGCCCGTACCGGGGTATCCGCCACCCTTGCGCCGTACAAAACTAAGGTTGGGGTTATTGCCTCCATCAAATATGTAATGGCTGTGGTTATCGTAAGTACCAGTACCAGACTTCGTACCAAAGTCAACAGTGACATTTCCGTGGTTGTGCGCGGGCATATTTGCAACTGCAAGCGTTGCGGTATTAGAGGTGCTTGCAACCTTGGTAGAGGTCATCTCAGCCGGAGACGCTCCCACTACGGCGGTGTCGCCGGTCAAATTAGGGATATTGAAGGCTCCACCAGAACCACCGAACGAGTAGCCAATTACAGAATGCAGACCAGCGTAGGTAGTAGTGGACAGTGACCGGCCGTCGCACTCCATGTAATAAGACGAGTTGGGCGAGGCAGAGGTGTTATGAGTACCAGCAAACGCAAATATGGAGCCCACCGGCAGTGCTACAGCCGCTGTGTCCACGGTGGTAGCGATCTGGGCCCATGTGCTCGCGGCGGTCTTGATATAGGTAGCGCCGTTATAGACGACAGTGTCACCCACTACATCCTTCGCACTGTGTGTCGGGGCGCTAGCCGAAGTGTACGTCAGGGGCTCGGCGCTCAAAATACGCTTATCTACAAGATTTGCGTAGTTTGAAGAGGTGTCTAGGTTCGTAGACGCCACGAGGTAGACGGACGCAAGAACGGCGTCAGTGTTGGGGTTGTAGTATTCCGTCACCGTAGAACCGGTCTCCAGCACCGAGGAACTGGGAGGCAGGGTCGGGTTTATCGGATCGGCAGTACCTGTGATGTTGGTTACGGCGGCGGTAGACCCCGTCAGGCGCACAACCAAAAGGTCAAACCGGGAGTTAGACGCCGGGAGGGTCGCGGTCGTCGTAAAGGAGTTGAAGGAGTAAGGAACTCCTTGAATTACCGCCACACCAGCGGAAACGGCGACGCTGTTAGTTCCAGAGACAGTTACCGCCCCACCACTGCGAATAAAGTTACGGGTGTTGCCAAGAGACTCCAGATCAACCGAGTCGGGTTCGGCTTGGTTGATGCTGATGAACTTCTTGCTTGCTCCCGTCGCAGTCGCATTGGGGACGATAAAAGCCATTAGTTACCTCAGACGGTGTCGTAAATGTTTGAATGTCGCACGAGGTAGTCGTACAGATCGCGGGGGATGCGGTAACGCTTACCATCTTCAAAATCGTAAGTTGCACGGCCCCAGAACATCTTCCACGTTCCCTTAACACGGGCCGTGACGAGGTTGTCCTGCGCCGGGGCAGACTTGGGGGCAGAGACCACGGGGGTCTCTTCAATGACTTCCACCACATCGGCGGTGTCGTCAAGTTCGGCAAAAGCCGGGTTGTTTTTACTGGTTGCCATTCTTCTTCTCCTTGTTGTTTGGTATTTAGATTATCAGCGGTGAGGGCCATAGGCCCCCACCGCCGACATCTCATCTGAACCTAAGTTCAGGAAATCGCACCACCGAGGGTGTTGAGGATCACGCGGCTCTCGTGAGTGATGACTCCGAAGCCCCAGATCGCGTACCACGCCAGACCGTGCTCACGACCGAAGTCAATGACACCACCGTCGCGGAGTTCAACCGGGAGGGCGATGGCGTGACCGAAGGCGTTGTCACCGATCATGATGGCGTTGTAGGCGTCAGCGTTCTCTTGGAAGCCAGCGGCCGAAGCCGAGTCAAGGGTCGCGCCGAGGTCGTACAGAGACGAGGAAGCCGCGGTGGCGTCCAAGCCCTTCTTGACCTGCGTGGTCTCAATGAACACCACATCGTACAGACGGCCGATTTCACCGAGCATGAAGTTGCCGGGGGCGGCGTACTTCGTGACTTCAATGAACTCCGGCCAGTCACGGAGCGAGCGGCTCTGCGACGGGTGAACGAAGCACACATAGGTGTCGCCCAGACGCGGGATGTTCTGACCAGCGAGCACCTCCACGGCGTCCTTGATGGAAGCCGGGCTGAGGTAGCCGGGGGCCGAGGCGGTGCCGAGGGTACCGGCATCGTAGGGGCTGATGGCGCCACGAGCCGAGGCCGCGGTGCGACCGAACACGACGCTCGGAGCCACAGCCGACCCGCCGCCGAACGGCACGCCAGCCTTGT